TATACATTGGGTATGTTATTTGTTTCTGACAGTGCTCACAGACAACCTGCCTGTGTTTTTTTCAATAATGAGGAGACTTCTCCCCTTTTCTTTCAGATGCCAGTTCCGAAAGAAGTTTTTTTGTTTGTTCTGAGTGTGTTTTGTTGAAAAATGGATTAGACTCTCCACTCATCTTTTCACTCATCATTTTTTTGTGTTCTGGAGAAGAAACAGTTTGTCTATGTTTCTCACGAACAACAGGATTGAACATTGGATTATTTTGCCCATAATGCCCTCTTCCATAGAAAGGATTATTCTCACCTGAAGTTAAATGAGAATAACTTTTCCTTATTCTATCATAAGAATTTAGATTCTTACACCTAACTCCATTACCATTAATAGAACACATACGATAAAAAGCATAACACATTTTTTTCTTATACTCACCATCAACCATCTTTAATAATAAATGATGACAGATGAAATGTTCTCTTGGAGTTAAATTTACTAAATTATCTTTTGTATTTTTACCTCCAAATGATTTGGGAATGATGTGGTGTTTTTCTGTAATGTCATCGATTTCTCTTTCCTTTGCTCTTTTTATAATACGAAAGTAGCAACTTGTATATTTGTTTATTATAAACATTAGGTTCTGGTCTTAAGTATTACTATTTAGACTAGAACCTATTTTTATATTGAAATTGTTGGAATGCATTTGATTGTATCCCCAGGTAAAAGATCAATTACTTTTTTCCATTCATAACCTTTTTCAGTATCCACTAAAAATTTATGATCTGCACTACACTTGACAATTTCACCATCCTCCAATTCCATCTCAAACACTTCTTTATCATTAAAACAAAAAGTATCGGTAACATAAGAGTATCCAAACATAGTTCTTACTTTGTCTCCAACTTGAATAGATTCAATAGGAACAGAACCTTTTACTGTTTGTATCTTAGTTCCGGCAACTAAGCAACCCCCACCCATTTCCTTGGTAGGAACATATGCACCAATTACATCATATGTGTGATTAGTTACAATCATTGGAATGTTTGCTTGACCAAGTTTCAAGGTAAGCATACGGAATGCGCCTTTAATTAATTGAGATTTGGTCATATCTCTTACTTCTTTATCATTCAGAGCATCAGTAATTTCCTTACTAGTTGAAAGCATTCCCAAAGAGTCTAACACAAACATACAAGGATTACGTTCTCCTTCAGGTTTCTTCATATACAGATCAACTGCTTTCAGTGCCTTTCCACGAAACTCTTCTACGGTGACAACATTGACCACAACCACACGAGTTGTGTCAACTCCTCTACTCTCCAATAGGGATCTTGTGATCGCAGCTTCAGTATCAAAATACAGACAATATCCAGTAGGATTATTATCAAGGAAATTCTTGACCACTGCCAAACTAAAGAAAGTTTTCCCAGTACTACTTTCACCTGCAATTGCAGTAATTTTGTTGCCAGAAACCCCACCAAAGATACTCCCACTGACAAGAGCATTAAAAATGTACGAACCCGTATCCACATAAGTTTCGGTCTCATCAATATTTGATGCCAGTTGGGTATACTCTCCACCAATCTCCTTTACAATGTCTTTTAAGAAATCCATTCATTTTTCTCCTTTTTTATCAGTTTTCCATTAAATTGAAGTCTCCAAAATTTATTATACAATTCTCTTTCATCAGAATTTTTTAATGATTTTAAAATTGTCTTAAGTTCATTAGGAGTAAGTTTAAGATCTATCATATAAAAAATATATTTAAGTTTGCGGTTTTTTCAAAATTCCATCCAATAGTATTAATAATAGATTTTAAAGGTTCAATAAAACTTTTTTCGAACTGCAAATCATAATCAATATATTTATTAAGTCCCAATTCCTTTGGGAACTGTTGAATGAATGAAATTACATTTTCTCGAATTGGGTTTGCCTTTTTCAAATAACAAAATTTAATCTTCTCTCCAGTATTAATAATCGGATATTTATTGTCCAATCCTTTTTGTTTGATGTAATAATTATACAAAAGTGCTCCTCTACAATGAATCGGAGTTCCCTTTGAATAAATTGTTTGATTACATTTATACTTATTAATCTCATTTACAGATCTTGGAAATGATATCTCTTCTGGAGAAAGATTGTTAAATTGTTTTCTGAAACCATCTACAAATTGAATCAGATCATCTTCTGTTTTATTCATGATAATTGAAAGTGCTTCCTTAATATTTGCTCTACAAGATGCAGGTGTTGAAGATTTAACTGCTTCAATTCCCATCATCTTTAGTTTTGCATGTTCATAACGAACACCTTCACTATCCCAAACATTCAAGATATAACGTTTTTTTGCAGTCCAGATGCCACGGTCTGCAATATTCTCTCGTTTCATTTTCATCTTCTGATCATAGGCATTCAGATAATCTGCCAGTTCTTGGTAGCATTTTTCAATATAATTTTCAAATTCTACCTTACAGATCTTATCAAGAAATGAAACAATATCTTCAGTAGTTTTATCTTTTCCCTTATATACAATTTCAACTAAAGGTCCCAAATTAAGATAAATGGAATCGGTATCAACTGCAATCACATAATCTACATCACTTGTCTTTAAAATTTTATTAAGATAAGTATTCATTCGGTTTTCAATCCAACGGATTGAAACTTGACCAGAAAGAGTAACTGCTTCAGCATTTTCTAATTTATAATACCTAAAGTACTCATTTCCAACAGCACCATAAGCAGAGTTTAATTGAATCTTTCTGGCCATTTGAATATTTTTACATCTAGAGATCTCTCTTTCCAATTCTTTGGTAGGAGTCTTCTCATACTGCTGTTGAGCAGCAAGCATCTTCTTCTTATAAACTGTTCTATCTTTATAGATCTTGTCCATTAATTCTGGTAGAAATCCTCGGACATCCTTTCTATACATGGATCCATTTGGACAGACCGTGTATTGAAAATTCTCTGGAAGTTGAACCTGTTTATTAAGAACTTTATCTACAGAAATATTGGGGAACTTATCATCTACTAAAGTTTCAGGACTTATGTTGTACTGCATAATTAAGTGAGGATATAGACTGTTAAGGTCAAATGACACCACCCAATCATGTCTACCAACAATAGGATCTTTTACATATGCCCCAGCATATTTTTCATTTTTAGTATTTTGAACTTTAAAAGGAATTACAATATTCCTTTTTTTCAGATAATTATAAATGATGGAATCCCACATTCTTACCTGATAGAAGACATCATTATAGTTGCCCTTTGAGTCATATGCCATGGTAATAGCAAGCTCAATCAACTTCATCTTTTCTTCTAATCGGTCAACAAGTTCTACGTCAACGATGTTATATTCTACAAATTTCTGCCAATCTTTAGTGTAAAACTCCTTAAAGGTATCAAATTCCGAGTGATCAAGTTTATTCTGACCAAGTTCTACCTGAGCAATATGATCCAATCTATAAGATTCTTGATTTGTATATGTAAATTTCTTATACAAATCAAGATAGTCTAAAACTGTGATTCCAGCAATTTGACAACGAGTATTGTGTCTACCATTTATCACAACCTCATCTTCAGTTACAATTCCCCAAGGAGATATTTTCTTTGCTACCTTAGTGCCAAGAACTTTTTGCAATCTTCCATAAATGTATGGAATATCATAAAATTCACAGTTCCATCCTGTAATTACTTCTGGAGAATCATATTCCCAAAATGCAATAAAGTTGTCCAATAGGTCAAATTCATCTTTACATTGAACATACTTAACCTTTGGATTTGTATTATTAAATGGTTTTACACCCCAAGTTATAATATTCTTATTAGAATAATTCTGGATTGAAATTGTGAGAATCTCTTCACTACAACTTTTTACATCAGGAAACCCATGCTCAGAAGCAACCTCAATATCAATTGTAATCAGTTTAATTTTATTAATATCAAAGACAATTTGTTCTTCTGGGTAATTTTCAGATATGTATTGGTTTACATATCTGGTATTTCCATAGATTTTAAAATTGTCAATTGACTCATATTTGTCAATGAAATTACGAGTATCTTTGATAGTTCCCGGTTTTATTTCACTTACATATTGTCCGTCTAATGTTTTATATTCACTTTTCTTGCTAGATTGAACATATAGAGTTGGATAGAATTCTTCTCTGGTCTGAAAGGACTTGCCATTATCAAACCCTCTAGAAAGGATTTCATTTCCTACAAGGACAACATTTGTGTAAAACTTCATTTAATTGTTTTTAGATACAGTTCAATTTGATCAGCAGAAGGGTCAACAATTGTAAAAATAGAGTCAGAATGAATTTTTAACTCCTTTTGGTCTGTAAAATCTGGCCAGATTTTCATTTCATATTCACCCTCAGTGTTCTTAAAAAGTTCACATGGATTAATAAGTTTACAATCTGGTTCTCCTAGTTCAGATTCTACTTCTATAATTTCTGTCACTAGGATTAAATTTTGCTTAGTTACTAGTACTTTAAGATTTTCCATTTATTTTCTCGATATAGGAATTTTTAATTTCATCAATTGGTTCTACAATTGATACTACCCAATCACAAGGAATGGGAATTGAAGTGTCTTTGGATAATGGTGCATAAGGATAAAATCTAACTCGTGAACCTTCAATTGAAGTTTCTTCAAAAAAACTTACAACATAAGGATTTTCAAGAATATATCCAACTACATTATCTCCAGATACCATCTCTTTGACTTCTGCAATTACATCTTCTAGAGATTTTAGAATGACAATTTTAACAGACATGTTTCTCCTATTATTTGTATCAATTTATCCTATCATACAAATTTTTGTTTGACAAGCCATAAAAAAGGGGGAAGTGGATGGTCTGAGTCATCCTTTCCCCTTGCGGCAACAATAGTCAATAATATTTATTGTTTTATTTTAAAGGCACAAACTTTTTATTCGGTTTCCTCTTCTGTGCGTTTCTTTTTGGCACCAATATTGTACTTGGTTTCCAAAATCCAATCTCCTTTGTCCTTATAGGAAAGAACTTTGATTTGATTCAATGGAGCAATATCTTGAATTTTTTCAGGAGTTACTACCGAAATCAAACCCCAATCTGCAAGCAATTGAGTGATGCGATTGCGACGTTGAACATCGTTAATAGTTAGATTAGCATGTTTGCCGTCAAGGGCAAACAATTCTTTAAAGTGTACGAGATAATATCTACCTTGTTTGTGAAGAATGTGACAAGATTGATAGATTTTCTTTTCCTTGCGTGAAGCAACTCCAATACGTGTCAAAGTTTCACGAACTTTTAAAAAGTCATCAGGTTCATTTAAGATTACCTCAACCATTTGGTCTGGAGACCATTTTACTTCAGGTTCATTTACTATACTCATTGTATCCTCCAATTTCAAGTTTTGATTTAATAAAGTTGATTTGTTCTTTTGATAAAATTTTCAAAGCCTGTTCTGCCTTTTCATTATTATATCTATAATAAGATTTAACTACTTCAAGGTCTTTGACTTTTTCTTGTTTTAACCAAGGAGAGAATCTCTTCTTTTTCCTGATAATATTTATAAAAAAATCATATTGAAGTTTTTTATCTAATGAGCAGAAATTATTCATTTCATTAACATACATTAAACAATCAATATGTCCAGATAAGCATCTATTGATAACATAAGGTACATAATCACTTACACTATCTGGATTAGTGTCCATTATGTTGATCTTTGTTTGATTAATAGAGTTCAACCAATCTTTTAATTCAATTTTCATAATCAGGTTTGTGATACTTCAAGTATTCAAAAAAAGTTAGTTTCATTTCTTTATTGGTCATTCCACAATGCTTTGCTGCTTCTGGAAGATTCCACTTAGCATGAAAAAGATTTTCATTTGCTTCCTGAACATTTTGTGGAGTGGTTTTAACTCTACCTTCTTTAAGGTCTTGATAATTAAATTTCATTTAAATGTACACTCCACCATGATTTCAGTTAGTGCTGCGAGAAGATTTATCTCTTGATCTGCTACAAAAACCGATTGGTACTGATACTTTGCCACAACAAGTACACAAGCAGCGATACTGGGACCATCCAGATGTTCATATAAAGCATCATAC